CTTCGCCACCATGCCGCCCGACCTGGCGGAGCGCTGCATCAAGGCGGGCTCGCGGCCCGGCGATACCGTGCTGGACCCGTTCGGCGGCGCCGGCACCACCGGGCTGGTGGCCGATCGCCTGCAACGCCACGCCATCCTTTGCGAGCTGAATCCGACCTATGCCGGCCTGGCGCGCGAACGGATCATCGCGGACGCGCCGCTATTCGCGGAGGCCGCCGAATAATGCCGCGCAGCCTCACCCCGGCGGCGATATCGGCGGCCCAGGCGACCACCTCGCCGGACGTCTTCCTGGCGCTGCTGACCATCACGATCAGCCCGACCGAGACCTGGCGGCTGGTGGGCGATACCCAGGACCGCACCAGCCGCGGCCAGACCTTCACCGCCTGGCCGTTCGAGGTGGTGTTGCCGGACGATGCCGAGACCATGCCCAGCTCCATCAAGGTGCGGCTGGACAACGTGGACCCGCGCCTGTGGGCGCTGCCGCGCCAGGCCGGGACGATGCCCAGCGTCAAGCTGGAAGTCATCCTCGCGCGCGAACCCGATGCCGTGCTGCTGACGGTGGACGGCCTGAAGATGCGCGCCGCCACCGCCACCACCCCGCTGATCGAGGCGGAGCTGTTCCTGGATTCCATCTGGCAGCTTGGCTATCCGGCGCACGACTACACCGCCGCCGAGTATCCCGGCCTGTTCGCGGTGGGCTGATGGGACCGCCGACCATCCCCGCCGGCCTGCTGGGCATCCCCTTTCGGAACCGTGGCAGCGATGCCGTGGGCTGCGATTGCTGGGGCCTGGTGGTGCTGGCGTCGCATGTCCTGTGGGGCCGCCGGGTGCCGCGCTACGAAGGCTATGCCGAGGCGGACGGCCCAGGCATCGCGGATTGGATTCGCGACCGCTGGGGCGATTGGGAGGATATCCCGCCCGGCGAGGAACGGCCCGGCGACGTCGCGGCCTTCGCGCTGGAGCTGGCCACCCCGGTCCATGTCGGGCTGGTGGTGGCGCCGGGCTGGATGCTGCATGTGATGCCGGGCCGGGATTCCTGCCTGGAGCTATACGCGCGGCGCTACTGGCGCAACACGCTGGTCCGCTTCGGGCGGCTGCTGCTGCCATGACCACCCTGCACGCACGCCGGGAAGCCATCAGCACCGCGCTGGAACGCCACGCGCTGCCCGAAGGGCTGACCATCGCGGACCAGCTGGCCGCCATCGCCTGGGCGCCCGAGCTGCATCCCTGGACGGTGGTGCTGATCGAGGGGATGGAAATCCCGCGCGACCGCTGGCGCCTGGTCCGACCCAGGCCGGGCCGGGAAGTCTTCATCGGCATCAGGCCCGCCGGCGGCGGTGGCGGCGGCTCCGGCAAGCAGATGCTGATGGTGGTGGCGATGATCGCGGTGACGGTGGCGGCCTGGTATGCCGCGCCGGCGCTGGTCACCGCGCTGGGCGGCACCGCCTACACCACCACCGCCGGCGTCACCACCGCCACCCTGGCCACCCAGCTGACCACCGCCGGGCTGGCCATGGCCGGCAACCTGGCGGTGGCCGCGCTGATCCGCCCCCCCACCGCGCGCCTGCCGCTGGGCGCGTCCGTGGCGGGTGCCGCATCGTCCGAGCGGCAAAGCTATGGGATCAGCGGCGGCGGCAATTCCCCCAGCCCATACGGCCCGGTGCCGAAAGTGTTCGGGCGTCACCGGCTGTCCCCGCTGGTGGCCGCCGAGACCTACACCGTGGCGGAGGGCGGGGTGGAAACCGCGTATCTGCTGCTGGATTTCGGGGAGGGGCCGCTGGATATCGCGGACCTCCGCATCGGGCGGACGCCGGTGGAGGACTATCCCGGCGTGCGCTGGCAATTCCACACGGCGTATCAGGGCGGCCCGCTGTCCTATTATTCCGGCGACCAGGCCACGCTCCCGGTGAATGTGCCGCTGGCCCGCGACGTGCCGGTGGAGCGCACCCCGGCGCAGATCGGCAGCACGTTCTCCGTCGAGCTGCGCGCGCTGCAAGGGCTCTACACCCTCTCCGCCACCGGCGAACGCCAGCGCACCACCGTGGCCATCACCATCGAGCAGGATTACGGCGGCGGCTGGTTCAATGTCATTTACGGGCTGCAAGGCGTCGAGCTGATCTACAACGGCGACAGCGGCCCGACCGCCGCCGGCGCGGTGCAGATCGGTGCGGTGATGGTGGTGGGCGTCTATCGCGACACCAATGCGCTACGGGTGCGCTGCGCCATCCAGCCGCAGATGGGCAACGCCATCCACATGCGGGAGGAAGGCGGAAAATTCTTTTCGCAGATCACCAGCGCATCCGGCCCGGAGGACGAAGGGCCGGGCGAGGATGGCCGCCGCCAATACCTGCTGCATGTGGACGCGCTGCCGCCGGCGGACGTCACCAACGCGCTGGAAACGAATTACGCGCTGCTGGGCCTGTTCGACCGGGTGCCGACGCCGGCGCAGCTGGGCACCTGGTCCGCCGAGATGCGGGACGGCGTGCTGTATGTGACGGGCGCGGTGATGAGCACCCAGGCGCTGGCCGTCACCTGGCCGTTGCCGCCCGATCTGCCGGAAGGGTCCTATCCGGTCCGGGTGCAAGTCCACACCGAGGTCTTCGCGCCGCCTTCCGCGTCCAACCGCATCACCTGGACCACGCTTCGGACGGTGAAGAACCAGGCGCCGGTGCGGCCTTCCTCCCCGCGCGGCCTGCTGGAAATGCGGATTTCCGCCAGCGAGGACATCCAGGGCGCCATTGAGACCATTTCCGCGCTGGTGATGTCGCGGGTGCGGGATTGGACCGGCGCGCTGGTTCACTCCCGCAATCCCGGCTGGGCGTATCTGGACCTGCTGACCGGCCCGGCGAATTCCCGCCCGGTGCCGTGGGACCAGATCGACCTCGCGCGGATCGGCGCCTGGATGGCCTGGTGCGAGGCCGCCGCGCCGCAGGGCGATTATCGCGCGCATTGCGACCTGATCGCGTCCGAGCGCGCGACGGTGGGCGAGCTGGCGCAAGTGATCTGCGCCACCGGCCGCGCCATCCCGGTGATCCGCGATGGCAAGTATTCGGTGATCTATGAAGCCGAGGCCCGCGCGCCGGTGCAGCTGTTCAACGAGCGCAACAGCACCGGCCTGACCGCCACCCACACCTGGCCCGACCAGCCGCACGCGCTGCGGGTCCGCTATGTGGACGAGAACAGCTGGACCAGGAACGAGATCGTCTGTTTCGCGCCGGGCTATGACGGCACCAACGCCACCCGGTATCAGACCCTCGACCTGGACGGCATCGTGCGCGGCCCGCAGGCGTGGCGGGAGGGCATGTATTACTTGGCCCAAGCCAGCCTGCGGCGCGAAACCATCGAGCTGAAGGCGGACGTGGAAAGCCTGGTCTGCCAGCGCGGGGACCTGGTGCTGGTCTCGCATGATGCGCTGCTGGGATCGGTGGGCGCGCGGGTGGTGAAGGTGACGCCGGTGCCGGCCGATCCCTTGCCGTGGGATTCCCCGCCTTGCGTGATGGGCTCCACCACCACCTATCAGGGCCATTTCCCCGACCCGGACGGCGGCCATGCGGCGGTGGGCTATGCGTCCACCGCGCTGGCCGTCACCTCCAACGTCCAGCTGCCGCCGGTGCCGGTGGTGGCCGGCGTGCAATACCGCGTCTCGATCCGGGCGAAGCGGAGCGCCGCCGGCACGAACAACGGCCAGGCGATGCGGATACAGCCGCCCACCGGCGGGGTGCTTACGGTGCCATCCAGTGCCGTCACCACCGAATGGACGGCAATCAGCCTGACCTTCACGCCGACGACGTCCGGCAATGCCACGGCCTATTGGCAATACAACCATGCGACCGGGAACCGGACCTTCATCTATTACGGCGGGACGCTGGAAACCTATGTCCCGCGCTATGAGCTGGACGTTTCCCTGGAAGCCGCCCCCGCCACCCCCACGGTGCGGGTGCGCCGCCAGGACGGCACCCAGGCCAGCTATCCGATCGCGCAATTCCACAGCCTCGCGCCGGTGGTGTTCTCGCTGGCGCCGGGCACCGCGCCGGCGCTGGCGCCGGACGATCTGGTGGTGATCGGCACCGCCTCCACCATCACCAGCGAATGGATCGTTGACGCGGTGATGCCGGCCGCCGACCTCGCGGCCACGCTGCGCTTGATCGAGCGGGCGCCCGGCATCGTCAATGCGGATACCGGCGCCATCCCGCCCTATGTGCCGCCCGGCGGGTCCGGCATGGCCGCGCCGGTGCCGGCGGTGCGCGCGCTGACCCTGACCGCGGCGGCCATCTATGTGGACCGCAAGCCGTTCTACGATGCCGCGCTGTCCTGGGAGGCGCCGCAGGGCGCGGGGATCGCGCGCTATGAAGTCCGCGAAAATGGCCAGCTGATCGCCACCACCACCAAGCCGAGCCACGCCTGGAAGATCGACCGCACCAC